CTTCTCACCGAGGGTGACCGACGGCGGGTGCGCATCGAGCTGAGCGACGAAGACAACAGCGAAGACGACGCCGTGGTGTCCCAGATGGACGACTACCGCCAGGGGCTGCGCGCCGTCTGATCGCGCGAGCGACCGGGAGGCCGCCATGACGGCGACGACGGTCGACCTCGATGCACTGGAGCACACCTTCATCGGCCCGACCTGGAGTCGGACGCCGCTGGGGATGTACCTGACTCCCGAGGACCTCGGTCTGACGACCCTGGGCTGGGAAATCGCGACCTGGTGCACGAAGTACCTCAACGGTCTCGACGGTGGCCGCTGGCAGTTCACCAACGAGCAGTTCCGACTGCTGCTGTGGTGGTACGCGGTCGACGAGCGTGGCCGCTTCGCCTACCGCAAGGGCGTTCTGCAGCGGCTCAAGGGCTGGGGTAAGGACCCCTTCGCCGCGGTGCTCTGCATCATCGAGTTCGTCGGCCCGTGCCAGTTCTCCCACTTCGGGGACGACGGCCAGCCGATCGGTAAGGCGCACAAGCGCTCGTGGGTCCAGGTGGCCGCCGTGTCGCGCGACCAGACCCGCAACACGATGACGCTGATGCCGTCGCTGATGTCCCAGCGCCTGATCGACGCGTACGGCATCAAGGCCGGCGCCGAGCTGATCCGGGCGAACAAGGGCCGCTGCCGCATCGAGGCCGTGACCAGCAACTACCGGAGCCTTGAAGGCGGCCGGTCGACGTTCGTCATCCTTAACGAAACGCACCATTGGATCAAATCCAATCAAGGCGACCTCATGTACGAGACGGTCGCAAATAACACAGCCAAGATGGCCTGCCGCTACCTCGCGATCACCAACGCCTACCTGCCCGGCGAGGGCAGCGTCGCGGAGAAGATGCGCGAGCAGTACGAGAAGGTACAGCAGGGAACCGAGCCCGACACCGGGCTGCTCTACGACTCGATCGAGGCGGACGAGCGGACCCCGCTGTCCGAGGCTGGCCTGCGCGCCGCACTGCCGATCCTGCGCGGTGATGCGAAGTGGCTCGACGTTGACGCAATCCTGGCGGTTGCGCTCGATACGTCGATCTCCGAAGCACGCCGACGCCGAATGTGGCTCAACCAAGTCGTCACCGACAAGGACGCCCTGTACCCGCTGCACCTGCTGCGTTCCCTGATCCGCGACGTGGATCTGCGCCCGGACGACGAGATCGTCCTGGGCTTCGACGGCGCCCGTTACGAAGACTCGGCGGCCCTGGTGGCCATCCGCATCCGTGACAAGGCGTCCTTCCTCGTCAAGGCATGGGAGAAGCCCTCCACCTGGGACACCCGAGACCGGGGCCGGTGGGAGGTCAACACGGCAGACGTCGACAACGCCGTGCGCTCCACGTTCCGCATGTTCACCGTCCGAGCGTTCTTCGCCGACGTGAACCTGTGGGAGAGCTACATCGCCGACTGGACTGCCGACTACGGCACGAACCTGACGGTGAAGGCAACCGCGGCCCAGGCCATCGGCTGGGACATGCGCAACTCCGCCAAGGAGTCCACGCGGATGCACGAGCGGTTCATGGGCGCGCTCACCGACGGCCTCATCTGCTTCAACGGGGACGAGACGCTGCGCCGCCACACCATGAACGTCCGTCGCGCCGAGAACACCTGGGGCACCTACTTCCGCAAGGAAAGCCAGGACACGACTCGCAAGATCGACGCCTATGCCGCCTGGCTCCTGGCCTACGAGGCCCTTCATCGCTACCTGACCAACGGTCGCCCGGCCAAGAAGAAGACGGGGGCCGGCTACTTCTTGTGAGGCGAGCATGACCGAGCCAGTCGATACCAGCCCAAGGGGGCTGGCGGGCCTGCTCCTAGGAATCATCAGTTGCGACCGCGAGCGCCTGGAGCGCATCGACTGCTACGCCAACGGCGACCACGATCTGCCGTACATGCCGGTCGGTGCCGACGCCGAGTACAAGATGCTCGCGAAGCGGTCCATCACGAACTTCATCCCCCTGTTCATCAACACGCCGGCTCAGGCGTTGTACGTCGACTCGCTGCGCCGGGGCATCGCCTCCGCGACCGATGAGACGGACAACTACCGCCAGGAGCTGCCCGAGTGGAAGCACTGGCAGGACAGCCGTCTTGACGGCCGCCAGCTCGCGATCAACCGGGGCGCGCTCAAGTTCGGCCACGCGTTCGCGCTGACCGAGAAGAGTGCCAAGGGCAAGGTCCACACCAAGGGCCTCTCGGCGCTGAACACCTCCGCCGTGTACGTCGATGCGGCCAACGACGTCGAGCCGTTCGCGGCGCTGACCGTGACTCGCTACCCGCAGCCCGACAGCAAGAACAAGGCCGCCCGCACGGGCGTCGCCCGGCTGTGGGACGGCACGTACGAGTATCCGGTGACGTTCGGGTCGCTGGTCGACCTGGAGAGCGTGAGCGTCGGTCGCGGCGTGGCGCACGGTGCCGGGAGCTGCCCGGTCACCCGGTTCGCTGCGAGCGTCGACCTCGAAGGCCGCACCTGCGGCGTCGTCGAGCGCGTCATGTCGATCCAGGACCGGATCAACCAGACGGTCTTTGACCTGCTCGTCGCCCAGACGTACGGCTCGTTCAAGGTCCGCACGATCACGGGCATGGCCCCGCCGGTGATGCGGTGGACGCAGGCCGCGATCGACGCCGGCCAGGCCCCCGAGGGCACCGAAGCCGGCGACATCGCGCTGGACACCGAGGGCAACCCGATCCCGCGCCCGATCAACATGGCCGCGTCGCGGTACATGTTCGCCGAGGACGAGAACGTGAAGTTCTCGCAGCTCGACGAGACGCCGCTCAAGGGCTACATCGAGAGCCTGGACATGTCGCTGCGGCACCTGTCCGTGATCACCCAGACTCCGCCGCACTACCTGCTCGGCGAGATCGCCAACCTCGCGGCCGAGGCACTGCAGGCCGCCGAGACCGCGCTGCTGCGGATGGTCGAGGACTACCGCAAGTCGTTCGGCGAGTCCTGGGAGCGCGTCTTCCGGCTCGCTGCGTACCTCCTCGGAGAGACGGAAGCGGCCGACGACTACAGCGCCGAGGTCATGTGGCGCGACATGGAGATGCGTTCGCTGTCGGCGACCGCCGACGCCCTGGTCAAGCTCAAGGAGCTGGGCATCCCGCTGCTCGGTCTGTGGAACCGCGTTCCCGAGACCACGCGCGGCGAGATCGAGACCTGGATGCGGATGCGCGGCGAGGACATCGCCTTCCGTAAGCAACTCGCCGAGATCGACCTCATCGCCGGCCAGCGCGTGCAGATGCCGCTGGGCACCGAGCCACCGACCGCCAAGCAGGTCGACTCCGGCTCCGAGAAGGCACCCGTTCCGGCTGCTGCCTGATCCACCGCACCATCCCTGGCCGCCCTGGCGGTGGCCTCCCTTCAACACGTCCAGGAGGCGTGAGTGTCACAGCCCGTCGAAACCCCACCGAGTGCCACCAGCACCCCGCCGGCCCCGCCGGCCGAACAGACCGCTCCTCCGGCCGCGACCGGCGTCGAGAAGACGCCCGAGTGGTACGAGAAGGAGCTGTCGCGCACCCGCGACGAAGCTGCCCGGTACCGCACCCGGCTCCGCGACACCGAGACGAAGTTTGCCGGCGCCAAGTCGCAGGCCGACTACGACGCCGCGGTGGCCGAGCTGACCGCGTCCAACAGCAAGCTCGCGCGCGACCTGCTGGTTGCCACTGTGGGCGCCGGGCTGCCCGATGAGCTGCGCGTTCTGCTCAAGGGCGACACCGCGGAGGAGCTTGCCGCTCACGCCGAGGTGCTCAAGAAGTTCATCCCCGCGACCGAGCAGGCACCGCCTCCGCCCGGCTCGCTCCAGGGCGGGCTCGACCCGTCCAAGGATCCGGACGCGTTCGACCCGGACCAGTTCGCCGACGACTGGCGTTCTGGGCGCATCTCGCGCGCATCCATCTCTGGGCGCACGTACTAACGCCCGCCCTTTCCGCCTCCTGTCCTGAAAGGACACAAGCCACATGGCTCTCAGCTCTGTCGTGAAGGCGCAGAAGATCGCTTCTGCGGCTGCGACGGTTGTCGAGCGCTCCCTCATCGTGCCGGGTCTGATGACCAAGGTCGGCATCGACGAATT